GGTGATGTACTCTGAAGGGTGAGCAGAGATACGAACGCCAGTGAGCTTGATAGTGCGAGAGATGGCGTCGAGAGCGGCGCGAAGGTCGGGCCAATTGGGTAAATCTTGAAGACGTAAGTTAACGTCAGGATGGTCGATGACAGGGGTAAGAGAGGACGACAAGCGATAGCCAGCAATACCGCAATTGGCGCAGTATTGGATAGTGGCATTGGTAACAATAAAATTGTTGAGGATGCGCTCGCTGAGAATGCGAATAGCATCGGCGCGAGGCAGCGCAAGGAAACGAGTCAGAGTCATAGTCTGAAACTTGATTCCGCGCTCGGCAAGAACGTTAGAGATACAGCAAAGAGCTAGATTCATTGTGCGAGCAGCAAATCAGTCAGACCAAGCTCTGTCAAGCGTTTATTTTTGGCCTCAACATAAGCTGCTCTGGCCTGCTCTGGTGTGTCAAAAAGACCGATAAAAATTTTTTTACCGCAATTTCCAATTTGGACTCTATATTTGCCTGTTCTTTTATATAGGTGATACCCTTTGCCATTCAACGCAAAATCAACATTATTCATATTCATTTCTTTGTTGACCAAGCGCAAATTTTCCCTGCGATTATCTAATTTGTTTCGATTTATGTGGTCGATCTGAAGTTTATTGGCGGAGTCACCAATTAAATTAATTCTTTTTGCGATAATTTTATGCAGTTTTCTTTCTTTAAATTTTCTTGTGCCGGTCATTAAATATCCTTTGCTGTTAGTAGCCAAGGAATATTCCAAAAGATCCATGTCTTCTGGAGAAACTAAAACTTCTGATGGGTCGATTTTTCTTGATGTGTTCATTTGCAGGTTAAATCTTCAACTTTTAAATTGTAGCAGCTAGACGGAAAAACGTATCTATCTCCGCGAGGATCGGGGTCAACTTCTCCGCTCTTATAAAATTCAGCTAAATCAAAAAATCTTTCTTTCTTGATGTAGCCGAGAATCCAGCCTCTGCTATAATCGCCAAAGATGCTGGTAAAAAGATAGTAATCGCACTGCTGCTTGGTGTTGTATTCTTTTACCGCGCAGTTGTGCCAAGGTTGCGGGACAACGTTCCGCTCCTTGGCTTTTATTTCAAATAAAAATAACTTGGGAGAGATCCAATCAAAATCGTAGCTTTTGTTGGACATGATTCTGCCGCCCCAAGTCTTCTGCACCATAAGATCACTCAAAGCTGCGATCTTTTGCCCGTGACCGTTGGTGTCAGAATTTCTCAGCAGCGGCACTTGGGCAGCAGCGTAGAGAGCCTCTTCGACCATATCTTTACTTATTTGAACTTCGATCATTCGCTTTTCAGCCTATAGATCGAATGCAGTTTGCCAAGATAATTCTCTGCCGTAACCCTACTTTTATTTTCGTAAGAATTATTTGGGTTGTCGCCTTTCATGATCCAGCCCCACTTATCTTTGGTTATTGCTCTGTGAAGCACAGGAGTGCTATCCGTCGTCCAGTCGGCTTGGTACATGATAACCTCGCCTTCTTTGATGCTATCATACGGCTGCTCAGAAGGAGGGATAATAATAACGTAATCGTAGTCTTGTACGGTCGGGCGCATTGATCCTGTGGGCAAGACCAAGACTGGACGCCCTCCAGCTTGAAGCGACTTTATTTGCAATGCAACAGCTAATTCTTGCTCGCTATTAAAATAAAAAACTTCGTATTCAGTCTTCTTTGGCTTATAAAAGTAAACAAAAACCAACAATGCCACCAAGGCGCATACTACTATCTTATTTATTAGACTCTTGTTCATGATTGAATTGATAGAAATAATCCCAATTATCTTCCGCTTCCCATTTGCTAGACCCTTCGCAGGAAAACTCCTTATCAAAAACTTTCCAGTCCGGTTTTTTTTCGAATTTCTTTGAGATGAATGCGCCTCCATCTTTCCAGAGTATTCTGTTATTTGGCTGGAAAAACAGTTGGTTTACAGGTTCCCCATTGCTGGTTGAGAGTCCCCATATTAAATGCCCGCATTTGTGACCTCCTGCCATTTCAGAATAGCCATATGCAGCGTCTGGGTTGTCGTGCCAATCAACCGTAAACAAATATTTGCCATTTACCCATTCACGATTTTTTAGCTGAACCTTGACCGTTGAATTTTTGTGGTACTCGTATCTTGTAACAGATAGGCAGTTAGAATAGCAGTCCCAAAGCTGAAGCCAATCCAATGGATAGTTTTGATGGATTGGATCATTTACAAGATAATGAATGGGAACTCTGTCGTGACGAGAACCATACTCTGTCATTATTTGAAAGGTTAGGCATCGTCTTGTTAAGCTTGTGATACCGAGAACCTCGCACAGAACATAATCTGTAGTTTTGTTCTGGTCGTTGTAAAGAAAGTCGCTCTTTAAATAAGCAGCAAAGACAGGTATATTTGCGTTAAGGTAAGGCATTATTGCTCGTCGTAATAATCGTAGTAACGATCAAGCTGCTCTTTGGCAGAAGCCTTGCGTTTTTTTTCTGAATGGAGTCTATTCTCTTCGCACCAAGAACAGCTTCCGTGATTTCGGCAAGACGTATCAAAAGCTTTGGAACCGCGATACGCCTTACGCTTTTCCTTATTATGTTTAATAGCTTTTTCTAGAGACATAGTAGTTGATTATCCTTTCTGAAATTTCTTCTGGTTTTGGGATGCACCGAAAATTAATATTTAATGGGCAAGTTTGCGCTCTGAATTGTCTTAAACCATTTGGCGTTACATAATATTTTAAATTGCCAAGACACTTTTCAAAGCATCTTCCTTCTATCACGGATAATTTATAATCATACGATCCGCATCTGTAAGGCTTGTGCCATTGATTATCAAAATAAGAATTGATTAAAAATATTTGAGCGTCTGTTGTTCCTGCCAAAATATACATTCCGGTATCAAAAGTCAAAAAACAACAAGAGTTATTGATAATATGCCAAGACTCGCTAATTGATTTGGTGGCTCCACGTAAGTTTAAACCATTGCTTATATTTAAATCATAAGTATGCTCTGCTGGACCCTCAACAACGACAGGAATATTTTTTTTATTTAAATCGTCAACAATTTTTTGCCACCCATCTTGACCAAAGTCTCTATCCACGCCTCTTTTAGAGGCGTTAACTAATACATAATTTTTTGGCAATTCAATATTAAATTCTTTTTCTGAAAAAAAGAAAATTTGCTCCTCTTCTGGCAAAAGAGAAAATCCGCATTTATTTGATATATACTGCTTAATATTTATATTAAACCAAAATGGGTTTGCTTCGTGAAGAGGGCGAAAACAATACCCGTTTCCAATTTGGGAGGAAAAGTCAAAGTCTTTTAAAGAGAAAATTCCATTTACATAAGGATTTCTTTTAAATAATTGAGGATATTGAGTAACAATGTCAATTTTTTGACCAAGAAGAAGACTGAGCTTTTTAATTACCGGAAGGAAAAAAATAACATCTCCAAGGCCGAGCCAGTTAGGCTCTGTTGATAGAACGATTTTTTTTTCTGACATTTGATTTCTTTTCTCGCTTTAATTTGTCGGCGGCATATTTTTCCATGCCCTCTACCGTCATCACATCAAGTTTTGTTGTGATATGTTCATAGAACTCTGGAAAATTATCTCGCATCATTTTAAGGTTAATGATCGTGGAGTTCGCGGATGGACGATTGAAAGAATTATAAAGAGTTTTAATCGCATCTTGATCGCCCTCCATAACTAAAGAACGGAGGTTGGGACTAAGGAAAAACCCAACCATACAGTCTAGCAAGCTTTTTGCCATTAGGGTAGTGGTAGTCGTGAAGTTGTCCTGTTTGACAAAAAAAGTTTTGATAGGGATATTCCAGATAGACATCACTTGATCTTCATAGCAAATCTTAACCACAAGACCTTTTTCTTTAAGTTCTGACCAGATGACATCTCCAAGGCAGGCATGACAAGCTTCAAAAAAGCTCGAAACTCTTTTTTGAAACTCGGCAGGCGTATCGTCATCACTTTCTGATGCCGCAATTTTTTGCGTCAACTCAACGATTGCTTTCTTGAAATTTTTGCGAGTGATCTTTTTGCCGATAAAATCTTCAACATCAACTTTAATTTTTGACAGTTCAGAGAACACTTTCTCTTCCTGTTCTTTTTTGGTCATCATATTAGGCGTGAATTAGATTATCTAATTCGTTTTGAGTGATTTTGAGAACCCAGCCTTGGACATTTGTCCAATATTCGATTGAGGAATCGAAAAGATCTTTCTGTTTATTCTCTACAGAGAATGGCTCATCTTTGTAAAGGGTAATTGTTTGATAAGGAAGTCCAAGCTTTGGATTATCAGCAAGGACGGAAAAAGTCGATGTTGGCTTATAGTACTTTATCATTTGTGGAGAATAGTTCAATTGCGCCTTGGAAAAGATAGGAGTCTTGAGTCCAATAGTTATGGTTCATCCAGCCAGAAATGACAAGGCAATATTCCTTGAAAACATTTCCTTGTTGCTCTACGAGAAGGCAAGTATTTTTTAGCTCGCCTTCCAGAATATTAACATATAAATATGGATTTTTATCTGAAACAACATCAACCAAATAAGTCGATGTCAGGTTGATTCCAATTTTTTGAGCAGAAACATTTGGAATAACAAAACGAGCTTTATATTTCATGTTACGTTTAGGAATTTCTTGATTTGTGAAACAGCTTCATTCTTTTCTTCCACAGCCTTATCAAAGAAAAGCTGCTGATACATAAGGTTAGTTTGAAAAGCTAATGAATCTGCATAAGCAGCTACGCCATCTTTAAGTTTATCATTGGTGATAATTAGGTTCTCTGGGATCTTGTAGCCACATTTCTGGATCGTGTTAGCGCAGTCGGCATCGAACAGCATCACAACGTCAGACATCAAAGCTTCATAGAAACGGTTGGCAAGAAAAGCATAGTTAGTATGAGTATGCTCGTCTTCCATATAAATTGAATATTTAAATTTGCGGAGGTCTTCGTTGTTCTTTTGCCATTCAAGCTTTGGCATATAGTTGCAATCGCAACCAAGAGCTTGGAACTTCTTCCAGTTTTTGCTGGAAGCTGAAAGGAAAACCCCCCTTGTCAAGAACTTCTTGAAAGATTCTGCGCGCCACTTGCGATAAGTGCCGTAATAAATAACTCCAGTCTTTTCTGAGCAGTTTACTGGGGTTCTATCTGGATCAATAATCAAAGAATTTAAATTAACTGTGAGCCACTTGTGAATAAAGTCATTAAGTTTTCTATTTGCAATGTTCTTGTTCAAGATCCAATGGCGATATCCTTCTCTTGGATTGTTGCAGATCATATCGTACACTAAACCCATATTGATTACGCCCCAGCGCAAAAGCTGATTATCTTCAACATCGTGATCGTTTACGAGCCAAACATAACGCGCCTTTGGGTTCTTCTCAAGAATTTGCCTATAAGGTACATGAGGCATATAGGGCGAAGCATAAGCGCAGATGATTACATCATATTGCTTGGCAAGCACTTGTGGAAGCGCATATTCGCCATCAAGAAGGTCTGCGCCAAGAGCGCGCTTTAAGATAAGGCTGTTACGGCAGTGAACGATAGACGTATCACTGTAATCTTCGGCAAGGGGCTTGCGTTTACTGGTCGCTTCGATAATTAAAATATTCATGCTTTACAAAAATCTCCTTGCTCGTTCGTATAGTATATTTCTTTGAACTCGACATCTTTCAATAGCTTTTGGCAGTGTTTGCAAGGTTTGCCCATTGCCAATTTATCATTCCTGTCGATTCGGAAAGTAACCAAAGTATTCTTGGTGTGATCCACCTTGCCAGACTTAATGATCGCACAAGCTTCTGCATGTAACCCACTGCCATCAAAGTAACCATACTTTTGGTTAATTGGATGCGACTTCTTAGAGTTCTTGCCAATCGAAACTATTTTGTTTTTATTTAAAATAAAGGCAAAGTGGCGGCATCGAAGATCAATGCCATCATAGATGATTAGGTTTCTGGCTAGTTGAACCAGTCTCTCAAACTTCATTCCCTACGGGAATACGGTTTCTCAAAGGTTGTCAAGCTTTTTGAACTGCAATTTTAGAAAAGAATCGTTATCCTCCACAACATCACTAAATCCGTAAGTTTTTAATAGTTTTAAAAATGAGCCCAGTCTTTTTCGTTTTTTAAATACATTTACGTAAACCTCTTTAAATCCGCAGTTAGCAAATACATGATATGCAGATTTTTTAATATTATCAGTCTGAGCTACATTAGGATCATGAAACACATAATTTAATTCAATTGATACACTTGTTAATGGCCTGAAAACAAAAACAGAAATTATTCTGCCATTTGGGGCAACAAAAACAACGGAAGTTTTTGATGAGCCTTGAATATTTAAAGCCATCTCTTTCAAAAACATCGAAGGAGAAACTGTGGAGCTTATCCCAAACGCCCCTTGAGCTTTAACTGCAAGCCTCAAAACTTCTGGGATATCGTTAGTTCTTAATGGGCGAACTTCAAAGGATTCTATTTTTATTTGGTTTTTGGCACCCATAAGTGTAATATATTAAAAGGTAAAAGGAAATGTCAAGGGCATCAAATCAAAAAGTCAATGCGGAGCTTTTCTCGCTAGAGCCAACAGCTTTGTTGGAGTTCTTCATTATTTACTATGATTACATAAACCGCCCAGACGATAAACTTTACATCCACGGCGGAACGAATGGAATTAATGGTTCTGTTTATTGGCAGGGTCAAGAGTATCTTCCTTTTCCTATTCAAAGTTCTGGATTTGAATCTAGAGGAGATGGGACGCTTCCAAGGCCAAAGCTGATGGTGTCTAACCAAGATTTTTTTGTTTCTAATTTAATTAGAAGATATAATAATCTTGTTGGCGCCAAAGTTGTAAGAAAAAGAGTTTTTTTAAAATTCTTGGATGCTGTCAATTTTTCAGATGGCATAAACCCTTATGGCTCCGCTGATTCGACAGCAGGATTAGAAGATCAAGTATTTTTTATTTTAAGAAGATCCGCCGAAAATAGGGCGATTGTTGAATTTGAATTAGCTTCTCCATTAGAAATAGAAAATGTTACTTTCCCAAGAAGAACTGTAATGGCTAGATATTGCAGTTTTCATTATCGCGGAAATGGCTGTCGGTACATGGGTCCGCCAATAGCGGATGAAAACGATCAACAGTTAACGGCAAAAGAAATAAAATTCACTTCTGGCTTAATAAGAAGAAGATACAATACTTCAGACAATGTAGAGCCAAGCAATAGCGCGCAATTTACTAGTAAAATTGCCGCTGCCCCATTTCAAACCCCAGACGGAGAAGATGTAGTTACTTCTATTGCAGAGACGGTTACCTATAATGGATCTAGCTATAATGTAATTGGATTTCCCGTTTATGCAGCAGATAATTATTACCTTGAGTACCTTGGTTATTTTAAGGTTGATTACTCAGAAGGTGGAGAGTATTATTTTGGCGTTGATCCAGATGATGCTGCGGAAATATTTATTGATGGTAGATTAATTGCTGGAGACTATGGCAAAGGCCCAAGACAAGGATCAGGGCCGCAAGGAACAACTGGATCTATAATATTAAAAGAGGGCCACCACAGAGTTTTGGTTCGTTTTTATGAAAACGGGGGTACTCAGAACCCAAATCCACAAGGATTAACAGTTTTTTATAAAACACCTGGTTCTTCAACTTGGACTTCAGTTCCAGCAGCCAGATGGTATTACAACCCTTCAGAAAGAAATCTTTTAACATCGTCTCAAAGATTCTTTTCGTCTTCTCCCTTGGATGTTTGGGTCAGCATAGAAATCGCAGCGCTAAGGAATGCGGCAAACAAAGGTTTGTGGAAAATGGACACTAATTATAAAACTGGAGACTATGTTTACATAGAAAATCCACATGTAAAAGTTGCTAAAAAAAATATAAACGAAATTCCAAATTGGACTCCTCTTTTGAAATTTTACATGTGCGTCAAAACGCATACGGCAACAGGATCAAAACACCCATCGTTCAGTAGAGAATTTTGGGTTTCAGATCAATGCTCAAAATCCATAAATGGATGCAAGTTGAGATTCGGAGATGATGGAGTTTTGCCGTTTGGAGGCTTTCCTGGTACAGAAGAATACGCAATAAACCAATAATGAAATCTATTATAGATCACGCAAATACATCTGAAATTGAAGTTTGTGGATTCGTCTTAGTTGAAAACGGCGAATTGAAAAGCGAACCAGCCAAAAACATAGCTTCGTATCAAAATGATATATTTGAAATACATCCTCTAGAAGTAGTGCGTAAAATTAGAAGTGGTAAGCTTGCAGCTATCTATCATACTCACCCAAGCTGCGGAGAACAGGAGTCGAAATTCGACAGATTTAATTGTGAAAATTCTTGCGTTCCTTATTTGATCTATAGCAAGGAAACAAATAAATTTAATTTAATTTTGCCGAGAAAACCTCATGTAAATAAAGAGTATATTGAAATATTAAGGAAAAACTATGACTAATGTATTTTTGTACGGAGAGTTAAGAAATAAATTTGGAGGAGAGTTTGCGTTCAACATCAATTCTGCTAGAGAAGCGTTTTTGGCTGTCAATGCTAATAGAAAAGGGTTTTTAGATGAGATAAAAAAGCTAGCGGCAAAAGGAATTTTTTATAGAGTTATAGTTGACGACGAAGTAATAGAGAAAGAAAAACAGCTTCTTATCGCTAAACCTCCTAAAGAGATTCACATTGTTCCAGTTGTGTGGGGAGCAGGAAGAAATGGGGCGGCAATTGGAATGCTTGTGGTTGGAATAGCTCTTGTAGCTATGACTGGTGGTCTTGCAGCGATTGGAATTCAAGGCATGTCCGCTTTTGCTGGCGCCACAGCAACTGCCGCTGCTGGCTCATTGGCTGGAGCCGCAGGATTTGTCGGTTCTCTTGGTATGGCGTTAGCCGTGCAAGGCGCAATGACCCTTCTTTTCCCGCCTCCAAAACCTGACTTTAATCAAGAAGTTCAAGCTGGCGGTAAGTCTTATTTGTTTGGCAATAAACCGTCTAACGCTTCTCAAGGTCAAGCTGTACCAGTCGGCTATGGAAGACTAAAAATAGGATCTTCTCAAATAAGTTCAAGCGTTGATCATTACGGAATAAACGCAGACGTAAAGCAGCTAATGGCTCCTGTAGATAAGCCAATTGATGATTACACTCAGTTAGAGTTTGCTGATGAGCAAGAGCTTACCCAGCAAGATTCATTTTCGACCAATCAGTCTGCTATCTTTGAAGAGCCGTTGAATATTTACTATATAAATGTATTAAACTCTTACATAGATATCCTGACAAAAAGCGCAGAAAAAGTAGTTTCTAGACCTGTTGAAGTTGTTGTAAGAAAAAATACAGAGATAATTTCTAACCCGGATCTTCCAACTTATGATGCAGATATAAAATATGAGTGGGAAGAGGTGAGCACGGACGCCTCCAAGGGACAGGTTAGAATAGAAAATCCATATTCTTTTAAAACAGGAATAATTTTAAGATCGTATCACTCCCCTGATTTCACTGTCACGAACGATTATAATAATATCACAAATATTGATCCAAGCTATTTTACTTCTTACGAAGTTGATGATTTGGTGAGATTTGGGCCTCAACAATTTTATAAATCAAAATTTCTTTCTTACGATGCTAATTATGTATACAGAAGTGGAGAATTAGTTAATTATCCGACAGGAACAGACACAGAAACATTTTTTCAAGCTAAAGAAAATGACAGAACTGGTTTCTTTGGTCTTACGCCAACTGGAAGTGATGGGTTAATAAGAACAGACTATTGGAGAAAAATTCTTCCGCCTCCTTTAGAGTATTTGTACAAATGCACTGCAACTACAACTGGACATTTGCCAACTACTGGCGCATTAGACGCAAACGGAGCCCCAATTGCAGAAACTAATTTTTGGACAAGAGTAGAATCTCCCTCTAGCACACAGGAAATGAACGCTTTGTTTAAAGATTACCCATCTTACACTGACAACAAACAATTCGTTCATGTTGGAAACTTTGATGGCTTAAATGAACCAGGGATCCAAGGCGTAAGCTCTAATTTAGATAACTACGGAATGGAGTTTCTTGGATATTTTTATGTTTCGGTCGCTGGCAGAATAAAGAATGTTTATGAACTGGGAACTGCCCAAGGTACTTATGAAATAATTAAAGTTGGCAATACTGGTCAATGGAGTGGCCTTGGCTTAACTGGTCAAGGAGGAGTCGCATTAACTCCAAGAATAGGCGCGACTTTCAATAAAACTGCGACGCAAGGAACCAGCGATGGCAAAGTAGCGCAAGTAGCTGAATTCCAATTTAAATTGGATTCTGACGATGCTTCGGATTTGTTTATAGATCAAAGCGGAGTTTCTACATATTATGGTGGGCATGGGATGTATTCTGGATTCGCTAATCCTTTAGCTCCAACACAAGACCAAATTACCGCGCTTCATTCAACTGTTAGCCCAATTTATTTAACCGCTGGCTATCATCGTTTGTACGCTAGAGTTCAAGATTCTAGAGGGGCAGAAGGAATAACTATCTATCATAGGTACGATACAGATAGAAATGGATCATATTCAGATTGGGCAGTACTTCCAAAAGAAAAGATTTTTTATTCAAATGATGACTTGCAATTTCCCAGAGATGAAAAATTCTTGGAACAAGGAATTTCTGGATATATAACTCCAGCAGATGGACAGGGAGAAACAATGGTGAGCGGACAAAGCTATAAAATAATAGTTCCAAGTTCAACTTCTTGGACTGAATTAGGAGCAGCTTCTTCAGCCGCTGGGACTGTATTTTATTACAATGGAGGTGACGCTGGAACTTCGGATGCCAACGCAAGAGTAACAAAAGATTTTGTAAATTATGCCCAGCAAAATTCGGCAGAATCAAATAGGCTTGTCAGATTTGTAGCCAACAGAAGAGAAGTCAACGGCTCTGTGGACAATGGTTATGCAACTTATAAAGCAAGATATGTTTGTAAGGCGACCATAGGCGATAGAACTACAATTTCTGCGTCTCCTGTAAGAATGAATGTTAGATTTATCCCAATGGAGCTTTCAAGAGGAACTTCTAAAGACGCAATCTTACCACCTCAATCTCAAGTTTAACGTGAAAATTTTAAATCCATATAGATTTTACAGAGGAGGCAAAGGAGAAGCGGATACTCCTGCGCTGGAGCCACCAAGAAGGCAAGATCTTAGAAGATCTATTTCGATTTCAGAAAGCGTTGATGTTCTTTGCGAAGGGCCGATTTATGGACTTGTTGATAAATTTGGCAAAAAAGTATATGGATTGGATATGTTAAAAGGTATTTATTTGAATAAAACTCCAGTTATGAATGCAAATGGAGAATATAATTTCAGAAATGTTTCAATGGAAATTAATCTTGGAACCGAGAACCAAAAGCCTTTGGCGAACTTTAGAAACGTATACATAATGAGGCCCGCTTCATTTAAGCTTTTGGGTCCAATAAACAATCAACTTACTCCAGATGGCTCAATTGATAAAAGGTACAGCAATGGAGAAAAGGGCGTTCCAGCAGTAAGAAACTTTTCTGATTGGGCCGCTGGTTGGCCTACGCAGCCTCAAGACCCATTCGTTTTTGTTCATCAAATACGAAACAAAGATGTTAAAAAAATAAGAATAAGTCTTCTTGTTGAGGCTTTGTTCGATACTGTAGATATTGGAGAAGGTGGAAAAGGAAAAGATATTGGTCTTAGTAAGGCAGCTACTGTTAAAATTTTAGTAAAAACGGGCGTCGATGGGGCGGCTCCATTTCAAGTTAAAGAATTTCCCATAACAGGAACAGCGCAAACTCCTTTCGCGTTAACCCTTGGAGAACAAATTTCTCAGCCATTTGGACAAGGAACTTACAGATCAATTGGAGGAGGTGGTGCAGGAGGTATGATACTAACAGGTCCAACTGGAGGTTCGTTCTCTAGCTTTAGAGACTATTTCTCAAGTGTATTTTTCCAAGATCGTCTGCCAGTGACACCGTTTGTTTCATCGTAAAATGCAAAATCAAAAAACAATAGAAGAAATTCTAGCATCGAGCATAAAGCCCAGAAATTATTCTGATATTTTGGCGATTATTTATAATTTGAGAAAAAGAGAGAAAAAAGACTATTTCCCACAAGCTTTTCAAAAAAACATTGTTAGTTCTACAGCTATTGGTGATAGTGGGACTTACAGTGTATTTGATGCCATTAATGCTTCTTATTCAAGAAGCTCCACAATGACTTTGGCAGGAAGGGCTAGCTATGCAGAAACAAATGGGGCAATAGTTGTAGAAAAAAAAGCAATAGGCATTTTTGCATGGATAGACGTAAATCGCCAAGGATCTCCATTTTATTTGCCAGAAGCTAAGTCCATTCAGTGCCCAGGCTCTCAAATTCAAAGCAATGGGCAGTTTTCTTTTGATGTCCCAGAATCGATTATGCAAAGTTTAAGTTTGGGAACTCATTACATATATATTGACGCATCTTCTCCAGATAATCCAGCAGTAAGGTTAACTGCTTCTGGAACAGGCACAGACCCAACAAACTTGTATACTTACAATGTAAGAAGCTTTACAATAACTGCTTAAAACTTATAATATATAAATGAGCGATCCGAAAGAAGGTGAAAACGGTGGAGAAGATGGCGATGTAGTAGATCAATATCTACAAATATCGTCCAATGAAATAGTTTTGCCAGAATCAGTAAATGGAAAAGATAGGTATGTGACTATAGAAAAAATCTCTGCGGAGACGGTTTCGCCTTTGATAAAAAAAGATGTTTCAGTTGACTCTATCTATGAAATTATAGACAGGAACTTTTCATATCCATTGACAGCCCACGTTGGATTGAAATTTGACTCAAGAAGCTTTTCTCAAGTTCCAGCAAAAGAGTTTGATGTTAAAATGAAAAAAATCAAAGTCCCTTCCAATTATTTTCCAATTGGAGGAGATGGATTAGATAGGCGATATGTATTTTCTAATCCAGACTATCCAGCAAATCCAACGACTTTAGATGCGGTATTTATTGTGGATCAAAACATGAATTCTGCAACTCGCGCTCTTTTGAGAAGAAATTTGCAGTCATTTTTAACAAAATTAATTGCTGGATATACAAATGTAAGATTCTCAATTTGGCAAACGGCTGCATCTGGAATCAATACAATAATTAATGAAAAGACAGGCGACACCATAAATGGATTCACCCATTATGATTCTTACTTCTTTAGAGAAGTAGAAACTCCAGATTCGACCGGAGCCAATCAAACAAACCTTTATAAACTATTAGATTCTGCGCTTGGCGCAACACAATTAAACCCAGAGACAAGCCCAAACCCAGACGAAACAATCATCACGAACTTCTTTCTAAGAAAGAGTCAATTTTCGATTACTGATGAAGTCGGGAAAGCTTCAGAAGCCTCTTTGCTGCAATCCATTTGGAAAAATACGGTAAGAAAAATAATTTATTTTTCTGGTTCTACGCCAGAAGTAATGCACCCGACAACATATAACTTGTTACTAAACCAAGCTGCTGAAAATGGAATTCAGATATACTATTTAAATACAGATCCAGATTTTTCTGGAACAAGAACTTTAAGAGAATTGGCGACAGAAACTGGAGGCGCCAAATTTAATCTTGGGCACGATTCAGACATCAAGCTTCAGCAATTCTGCGATGCCAATTTTTACGACAGTAATAAGATTTATTATGGAGATTGGGACGGAACGTTCAAAACAGCTTGGACTGATAACCCTGCTTGGATTTTGTATGACATAATTACAGATTTTAATTATGGCCTTGGAAATTTTATAGATTTAGGATCTGTTGACAAATGGAGCTTATATGATATTGGGCGTTACTGCGATGCAGTAGATGATGATGGTAGATTTAAAGGAGTTCCAGATGGTAAAGGAGGACTTGAACCAAGATATACGTGCAACATTATTTTTTATAATAAAGACGAAGCTTACAATATATTAAAAGACGTAGCTGCTATCTTTAAGGGTATAGTCTATTGGAATACAGAAGGGTTTTCTTTTTTTGCTGATAGGCCAAAAGATCCTATAATGTATTTCGCAAACGCGAATATTAAAGATGGAGCTTTTCAATATACCGAAACAGCAAGAAATAAACGATATACCGCAGTTGAAGTTGTATACAACGATAGATATGACGACTACAAAACAAAAATGGAGTTTGTAGAGGACGTTGATGGTATAAGAAAATATGGATTAAATCCATTTAAAGTTAATGCCGCTGGCTGCACTTCAAGATCAGAAGCAAAAAGAATTGGTCGATACATATTATATAGTTCAATATTTGAAGCTGACAATGTAAGTTTTACAGCAGGAATCGAAGCCGCATATCTGCAACCAGGAGATATTTTTGGCGTTAGCGATGAAGTTAGAAATGTTGGCAGAACTTTCGGAAGAATATTAGCAGTTGACCAGTCTTCAAATTCAATCAAGATTGATGGAGAGTTTAAGGCTCCAACAGCGGAAGATCCTTATGGTCTAGATTCGGGCGTATATATTCACATTCCATCTGGAAATTTTGCTGTTTCGGATTTAAACGCTCTTACTGGCAGCGATGGAGATTTTACCGGAACTCTCGCTCAAATTAGATCAAGAAGGCAGACGCAAACAAGAAAATTTAATATACATACGGTAAGCGATGATCCATACGGAGCAACATTAACATTAACAGGAGATTTTTGCCTTCAGAACGTTGTAACTGATGTATACGCCATAGAGGGAAGAATTTCTGGCGCAAGTTATACTGGTCAGACGCTTTTGACTGGATCTGTATATGATTTCCCAAATCATGTCGTTGCTGGAGGTAATCCAAGATGGGATTCTTTAAGCTTCTCTGATGTCTCTGGTGTTCTTTCTGATTTTGAAATAGATATCGATTTTCTTGGAACTGCTGGAACTGGACAAGTGATTGGAAATGAAACGAATTGGACTGGCAATATCGCTTATTCAATTTCTTCAAATTCAGTTTTTAATATTAATGGTTCAACAGCTTTATCTATAGGAACAAGTCAGACTTATGCGGCAAGAATAAATGCCGCTGGGACGGTGACTGCATCTGGAGCAATATCTGATTTAAATGCAATATTTTCTAATTCCATATATACTAGCGCAAGCGATGGAGATGTGATTATTGTATTTACAAGAGGAGCACAAATAAGTAATCAATTTGTACCGAATTCAACTTGGGCCTCTTTTGCTGCCACAGAAATATTTAAAATTGGCAAAGACGATACTAGTTCCGCGACAGCTAATTATGGCTATGCCTGTGCATTAATCAAAGGCGGGTATAGAGTTTTAGAAAGAGCATCAAAAACTATTGGAGAATACGGAAACGTATTATTTACTTATAGAGACCTTTTAGCTTTTTCTAGATTAAGACCATACTACACTTTTGTTCAAGCTGATTTTGGAAACAGAAATGAATCTAGCCATTTAGAATGGGCAAAGGGCGTTGCTTATTCTGTAGGAGATGTAGTAAAGGTAAGTTCAGTTCCATACATATGTACAAAAGCGCATACTTCTAGTAACACATTTGCAGAAGATTATGACGCAGGAAGCGCATCAAAATCAAAATGGAGCTTAGGAAATAATCTAGGTTTTTATACAGTTGGGTTGCCAAAAAATTTTTACGGTACAGAAAAAATTTATCTAGATACTTCTTTGACTTCTACTCATGTCTCTAACGCCTTTAAGTCTTTAGGGTTAGACATTTATGTTGGAGAGGGCGCTCTCGGCCAAACAGATTTAAGAACATTAGCGGAATCAAATGGAATTGGTTACAGTGGCCTTATTTACGGAACTGGGTATCCAAGAGGGTTTTATAATTTATCAGTTGATACAAACCCAAGAAATCTTGATTTAATCAAAGAAGGTTCTCTTTATGTATTAAGCGGTTCTGGCGTCGAACCAAAATTATACAAAACTATTGCTATAAAAGAAGAAGAAGCTAATCAGTATGGAGTAGTTGGAATTGAATACATTGCAGATAAGGAAGAATTTATAGAAAAAGATATTATCGATACGTCCCCAAGCTATTATGTCAGGGGTCCGTATGACGTTGTAATTAAACCAGAAAAGCCAAGCGCGATAACTTCTACTGGAGTATACGAAGAAACTGGTTTATATTTTACTTGGAATGCCAGCGTAAGCCCAATTACGGGATACAAGGTATATGTAAGTAGGCCAGATTACTCTACGACAAATGAATATGATTCTATAACTGAATCTTATTTTGTTCCATCTGGCACAGAGATTTTAACTATTCCAATCAACGGAATATATGGAGCTTACGACATAAATGTTTATTCGCAGGGGGTTCAATATAAATTACTTTCAACCGATCCAGCGTCAACAGGAGTAGTGCTTTTGCCAACTCCAACACTATCGATTGGAGGAGCGACATTAACCTCTACAATACCAAGCGGATTAACTATTGACACAGCAGATGTAGATAGTGTATACTATCAATTAACTTATGAAGGCACTCATTCTGGGCTGGGCGCTGGTAATTTTACGTCTTCAGATGTAACATTCCGGTGGAAATATATTGATCCAACTGGAGGAGTAATTAGTACAGTAGAGCAAATGCTTGAAAATCCATTTGTAGATTTACCTCCAAAGATAACCCTTCATGTTTTAGATCAAGCTGGCAATATAGTTGACGAAATAAAAGAATACCAAGGCTTTTCTTACACTATTACTCAAAAACAAAACGCAAAGCTTTTTAGTAGAGAAAAAGACAATCCAAGAGATGTCGAAGCTTCTAGATATTTGGGGCTCAGATTAACCGTAACAGACAACACGAATCAAACAAAAACTGGAACTTTATACGCTTATAATATTTTACCACAATATACAAATATTGAAGTAATTGATTCTTATCAGAACTCTCCTTACTATATACTTTCTGGATATTATGGGCACAGTACATTTACTGGAATAGCGCTTTGGAATCCACAGAACAATACGACCACAGGAATAATCTCAGGATCTGGCGTAAGGAACTGGACCGGAGGAGATAATTATCTTTTAAGAAGCGAGGATGAAACAAGAGAGGTGTATTTTGAAGATATTTCTGGAGCTTTTCTAAGCGCAACAGGCTACAACGGAACGGGCATAGCAGCAACGGCTACAAGAAAAGGAGTTGGAATAAATTTCAGAGGAACGGGAGAGCCAGATTATGAAGCATACGCTTATGCTTATGATGACTTAATAACTCATTATAATACATACGTAAACAAAAGCATACCACTTGCCGAATGGGCTAAACAGCACTACGAAGAAAACGTAATAGGTGGAAATAACGAGCCAAGAGTTTTGCCTAGGACAAAAAATAATCCACTAGGAATTGCCAACTTAAGTGAAATTACTGCTCCAAATACCACTGGTTTTTCTGGAATCGCCTTCACTACTTTAACAGAAAATGTATCAAAGGGTGAAATTATATTTAATTGTTATGCTGTAACATCAAATAAAGATGTATACGGCGTTGATATTTTTACTGGAAGTTCGCCAAGTTTTGAACCAGATACTTCTGAAGCATTGTCTAATATGTTCATGTACATGCCTCTTGAAAAAACGAGGGCTTACTCTAATACTATAGCTTTGGGAGCGGGACTTGAAACTGGTATTTGGTATTATTTTAAATTTAGACCTTGGGATGATTTTGGCGAAGGAGAAATGTCTGATGTTGTAAGCGGATATTTAGAAGTTGAACCAGGTGAGCCCGTAATAACAAAACCAAATACTCTATCATTAGATGGCGGTAGGGGAGAAAATAATCTAATAGATATTCATAAAGAAGCCTCTTTAATTAGAGGAAGAAAATATCAAATTAGGGTTTTAGGAAGCAATGTAAACTGGACGCAAATAGGAGCAGAGTCTGCTATTGTCGGAACAGAATTTATTTATAACGCACGAACCATAACTGGTAGTGGAGGCTTTGTAAAAAGAGTAGAAGTTAAAACTACGCTTTTACCCAGTTATCTTAATTCAATTATTTTAATTTCCTTGCAAAGTGATTCCACGTTGATTCTGCCATCTGATGTGCCAGAGGGCTCGAAAGTTATAATTATCAACAGAAGGAATCAAAACGATCTCTACGTAGAAGATGCAAATAGAAATCTTATTTCCATTGTCCGTAAAAACGATAAGGCCGAGCTAATCAGAGATGAATCTGAGTGGCTCGACCCTAGAGGAGATGCGATTTACGTATAATTAAAACTTCATATCAAAGACAGATTCGTCAATCTTATTGTCAACGCCTTTGACATAAGAAGATATTTCTGTCTCTTGAGGAGCAACTTGGATCTTTTTGCTGTCATAGAAGCTGTCTAGCCAGCCAGCAAGTGGATTGCCCTTTACATTATAAATCTTTTTATAACCCATGGAATGGAGTCTATTGTCAGCAAGCCATTCGACATAACGCTTTAGGGAATCAGCAGTGAGGCCAATTAGACTGCCCTTTGAGAAAAGATAATCAGCCCATTCCTTTTCAGATTCAACAGCCATTCTATAAGCTTCATAAATTTTGTCTTCATTCTTTTTAACAATGTCTTGAAAGCCTTCCTTGGGCTGATCACGAAGAATTTTAAGAAGATTCTGAGTGATAGCAACGTGAAGATTTTCGTCACGGGAGATGAGGTTAATGATCTTGGCATTCCCCTCCATCTTTCCGCGATAGCCAAAATAGAAAGAGCAGGCAAAAGAAACGTAAAAGGTTACCCCTTCGGTTATCTGAGTCGCAAGAAGAGCTTCAAATATCTGCTGTTTTGGATCATCGCTCTTTGTATTAAGTAGGGCATCATAACGGCTGGAGATAGCTTGAGCCCTCTTTACAATCTCCTTGTCTTCTAAGATTGAATCAAAGAATTTTGTGGCATCTGGGTGAACATTCTGGAGAATGTACGTATAGCTGTTGCTATGAACCGTCTCAAAGAAAGACCAAACATTCATGCAGATTTCAAGCTCTGGATTGCTTACGTAATCTGATAGCGAATTAATGCTGCGAGACAGCATTGAGTCTGTCATTGTTTGGAATCGCAAATTGCTGTCGAAAACAAACTTTTCTTCTGGAGACAGTGTCTTGTAATCAGCAGCATCCTTTGTCAGATTTACTTCCTGTGGACGCCAGAAAAAATTAATTTGCTGGTCGTACAGTTCATAAAACTTTGGATACTTAAGACGATCATATCGCTGAATAGCCAAATCTTCTCCAAGGAAAAGCGGCTGCTTGAGCGAATCTAAATTAACGGTATTAAGGACAGTTTTCATTGTTATAAGGTGCAAGCTCCACCGGCACATCCTTCGGTTTCTTCTTGCGGTTCTGATTGTGGTTGTGGTTGCTCTACTTCTTTTTTGGTGTGCAGTACTGTCTGAGTATCTCCGTCAAATGTATTTGTATAGTAAAGGTTCTTGATCCCGTACTTATAAGCAAGAAGGATGTCCTTTACAAGCTCTGTCTGAGGCGGAATCTTGTTTGGATAACGAGTAGTGTTATAGTAAAGATTTGTTGAGATACTCATGTCAACAAACTTCTGGAGAGCGGCAACTACCTTGAGATAGCCTTCGTTACTCGGCATCTCAAAAGCAAGAGTGTAATCATCCTTATACTTATTGATGGCGGGAACAGCGACTGGCATTACTCCTGCCTTTGATCTCTTAAAAGAGATAAGAGACCGTGGAGGTTCGATACCATTGGTAGACGATTGAATAACAGAGCTAGACTCAACTGGCATCAAAGCTGTAAGAGTACTATGTCGCATGCCATATTGTTTGATGTCTTGACGAAGAGCCTCCCAATCACAATGCAGCTTTTCCTTTACAAACTCATCAACGCTCTTGCAATAGTTATCAATAGGAAGAATGCCTTTTGAATATTTAGTGAGATTAAATTTAGCGCAAGTGCCTTTTTCTTTTGCCAAGCCAATAGAAGCCTTGATAAGATTGTAGCTAACAAGCTCCATTATCGCAGCCGCCTTATTTGGAGCCTGCTTATCAAAGTATTTGATTTTATTCTTAGCAAAGTAGGCGGCAAGATTTGTAACGCCAACTCCAAGACTGCGGCGGTTCTTGGCAAAATTTGCCGCAGCAGGAACGAAATAATCTTGATGGTCAATAAGTTCATCAAGCATTCTTACAATAACGTCACAAACTGATTCCATTTCATTCTCAGAAACCTCTACCAGATTAACGGCAGAAAGAATGCAGACGCCGATTTCACCATTTGGATCATTTACATCGCTGATCGCTTTTAAGGGATGGTTTACTTCAAGGCAAAGATTAGATGTGTCAACTTGTTCTAGCCAAGCGCCATGAGAGTTTGCATGATCTACGTTCATTGCGTAAATACGTCCAGTCTCTACCCGCTCCTTTGAGAAGAGGAACAGAAGCTCTCTGGCGTTTACAATCTTTTTGAACTTGATTTTAGGGTTATTCTCTGCGGCCTCGTAAAGCTCTTTAAACTCTGGCATCCCAAAATTGTTCCAAAGCTCAGGAACTTCGTGATATGAAAACAGAGTAACATTCTTGTTAGACATTGCGCGGTCATAGAACACGCGATCAAAACCAATGCAATAATCTAACTTGCGAACACGATTATCGTCTGTACCAGCATTGTTCTTCAGAACAAGGATGTCTTCGATATCATGATGGAACCAAGCAACATTAACTGTTGCAGAGCCTCCGCGAATGCCATTTTGATGGCAACTTTTTACGGTAGATTCAAACATCTTCAAGAATGGTACTGGGCCGGTATGGCTGACCATTCCGCCCTTTACTGGGCTGTTGACAGCGCGAATGCGGCTAGCATTGATGCCAATACCGTAACGATTACCTGTGGCAAATCCAATCGCACTATTGTTTGCAAAGATCGAACTAAGAGCATCGTCTACTGTAAATAGAGCGCAAGAAGCATAAGACTTCAGTGTTGTGCGAACGCCCGCCATAATTGGGGTTGGCAGATTGATCTTGTGCTGACTGAAATAATTATAAGCCTTTTTAATGTAATTGATTCTGTCGTTCTTGTAATTTTTAAAGAACGTCATAGCAATAAGCATATAGGCAAACTGCGGAGTCTCGTAGATTTTCTTTGTGGTTCTGTTCTGAACCAGATATTTTTCACAAAGCTGCTTGATGCCAGCATATGTGAAATTAAAATCATTATTATGGCGCAAGAACTCATCGAGCTTATGGAACTCGCGCTCGTCATACCAATTTAAAATATCTGGATCATAAACCTTTAGCTTGATATTCTCCTTGACAAAATCAATGAGCTTTGGGGCATTCTTGCCTCCCCAAACTTCCTTTCTAAGCTGAAAGTTAAGAAGCTTAGACGCAACGTATTGATACTGAGGCTTTTCCTCGGATATCAATCCTGCCGCAGCTTCAATAAGGGTATTGTGGATATCCTTAGAAGAAATACCGTCAAAGAATGAAAGGTTAGCGTTCATCGCAACTTCCTCAAAAGAGGTATCTGGAATGTCTTCGCAAGCCCAAGCTAAAACTTTATTAATCTTGTCAGCATCGAACTTTACGACTTCTCCGCTTCTCTTCTTAACAGACATTGTTTTTTTCATAAAAGTAAAATAAGGTAAAAGGCTTTACAGTTTTAGTAGAGCCTAAAAAGGAAAAAAAATGGGTTAGGAATTATTTGTAATTCTTTACAAAAGTAAGTGTATCCAGTCTGAACCCATTATTTAAATAAAAACCTTGAACTCTTGGATCTCCTCCGTTGCACATATAATTGCAAGATAGAAAATCTATATTTAATTCTTTAATCAGGTTCTCTACTGCTTGAAGGACTTTTACGCCACCAAGCTGAGACTTGTCAACAGTAATCCACACAATTTCATTGAGACCAAGCTTTCCACAAGCCCAGTCTTCTGTGATCATTCCAGCGAAAAGAGAGACTGGCTGCTTGTCTTTTTCATAATTAATAAAAATTACTGCATTCTGTTTGAATACCAAAAGAAGCTGAATTAGCTGATCTCGCAGATGATCGAGATTCCAGTCTCCTGCGATATGTTTTTGATGACTGATGACTTTAGCCAGCCTTTCGCCTTTTTTCATTATTTCTAATGCTTGGCGAAGTTCTGTAGCGCTGGTAATTCTTTTAGTCATAATTTTATTTTACAAACTTTAGCAGAGTGCGCGCATCTTTTGCAGGAATATCGCTCCAAGACTTCCAGTTCTTGGCTTCTTCATTTCTATAGGTCTCTGACTTCCAAAGCTCTCTAAGCCATTCCTTGAAGTCGGGCCATTCCGCTCCAGAGTGGCAATGAGAAGAGTCGGCAAACTTCTTGGAAAGAATACCTTGAGGCGAAACATCCGCAGAGCCTTCGCTGGCACCAGACATTTTGGCTCCATTTCCCTTGGCGATCTCATCTTCACCAACAATATGGATGCCAAGATAATTACGAACTGTACGAACAAAAGCTCGATTGGCAGCAATGGTCTCTAAAAACTTTTGACCAAATCCATCGGTATTTTCAAACGTAGCATTTGCTACGTCCATTGACGAAATGACATTGAATGCATTCTCGTCGAACGATGTTTCAAAATTCTCAATCCAATCGACTTGGCAAGTTGCGACAACATAATCATTGTCGAGCTTAGGAAAGTTAAAGCTTACTCTGTTGAATCCGCGAAGCTTTGCAACCTCTTTGATTCCAGCCAGCTTAATCAGAAGCTGGTCATCACGGAGACCGTCAGAAGTTTCCGGTACTGCCATATTTCTACGGGCAAACCAGTCCTTATTTGGATAAAGGTGGGCTGGATTGACCATTGCGCGCCAATCCACAGTCCCGTCCTTTTTAAAAATATAATTAACGTTCTTAATTAAACCCTTCTCGTCACGGAGAGAGTGTGGCTTTTGCGCTGTTCCAGTTTGGTCGTTCATCTTTTAATATGTGAAAGTGATCTGATTCTTCCCAGAAGTCAGGAGTGTCTACGACTTTTGAGAACTTGTCAAGCTTTGGTTGGTTGTTTTTCCAACTTGCTTTGCTGGCAAAGATTTTCCCATTTGAAATTATAATTTTTTCAGATGAAAAAATCCACTGTTCGTCCAATTTATCTGAATCTTTCACGCTTTCTTTCGTAACGACCTCTTCTTTTTCTAGCCCAAAGTCAAAAAACTTTTCTGCTAAAGCTCCCCAATTGGCGTCGTTTGGCGCGGTTAAGGCTAATTTAATTCCAAGATCTCTTAATTGTTTAAGGTAAATTAAATCAAAAGACTCATCGACTATTAGGGTTATCCCAGAAACTTTTGATTTGATCATACTTAAAATGTTCAAATCGACCATTTTATTTGAAATGATATTCAAAAAAGCAACTGAAGCTAGTTGCAAAAGCTTTTTTTCGTTAAAAAGATAGTCCAATCTTACATTGCAAACTTTATCTTTGATAATGACTGGAATCGGGCCATCATCAGGAATCACTTCAATAGTTGGATTATGAAATGAGCTTCCAATATAAATAGTCTGGATTTTATCAAGATCATTGGGGACTTGGAGTTGGTCCAAAACGGCCTTGGCAATAATTTCTGGATTGATTTTATTAATTTTTTTATTAGTTTCGTTTAATGAAAACGAAGGCTTGCCATGCTTAGACCAATCAACTTCTAAAAGCGAATGGTCTTTTTTATCTCCCCAAACTGGACTACAATTTTGAGCGTAGCAATAAGAGTAAAGCGCAACAATTTTTTTATTATTAGCACTGGCTAAATGAGCAGAAAGGCTATCTACGCCAAGATAAATGGATGAATTTTTAATAACGTAGGCTAACTGATTGATTGAAGTTTTGCCTCTCAAATCAAGATCAACCCCATAAACTGACTGGTCGGAAGGGACGCCGACATGAACTATCTTGTATTCTGGAGCGTATTCCTTTATAAAAGAAAATGCCTTGTGCCAGTAATCATATTGGCGGGAATTGCCTTTTCCGCTGGTTTGAAATGCAACATATTTATCCAAAGTCATTGGATAATAATGCAAGTTTATAAACGGTTTATCAATTTTTACCCCACAGGACAAAGCGTATCTATCTAAAATATGCATATTAAGCTTTCGTGTCGAATTGAATAATATCCTTGCCGTTATGCTGATAGTCGAAAACTTTTTGAGTTCCCACGTGCGGAAGGAAAGCGATGTCAAAATACCCCTCTCCCCCAGCATGGCCCTCCATAGTCA